TAATTAACACCAAGTGTTGTTCTTTTTAGCCAAAAGCTAATCGTAAACGTCTTCCTATTGCCCGCTGATGCAGGCGTTCTGGACAAGTAACCACTGTCACTACTATTGAATCTGAGGCTACGTTCTACCTGGTAGCCACCACCAGCAGGGGCTAGCAGCAGCGGATTAGCACTTCCAGGAATCATTAGCTTAAGTTAGTAACAAGGGTAGCAGTAATTTTAGTACTTGATTGCACTGCATATACCAAGCAATCAACAGCAGCAGCCGTAGTGCTTAGCGTTGGTGCGGTGCCGCCAGTAAAATCCCACTGGCTGCCATACGCCAACGTACGACTGCCAGTGCCATCTTGTGTAATCCATATACAACCAGATTGGCCAGCAGTTTGGTTCGATGGGTTAGCTAATGTGCGACTACCGCCAAGGGTAACGCTAAAGTTATTTGCTACGGCAAAGTCCGCTGTAATTGTTGCGCCATCAGTAAGGGCGCTAATTGCCCCACGTTGGGCGGCGGTAAATGTTTGGGCTGTTGCTAGTGCGGCATAAGTAGCCCAACTTAAAGTGGCGCTGCCGTTAGTGCTAAGAGCTTGTGACGCTGAACCGTCCGAATTAGGCAATGTCCAAATTACGTTTGCCGCTACCGTTGCCGGCGCCTGGAACGCAACATAATTGCTGCTGTCAGCGTCAGCAAAACGCAAATCACCTTGCCCGTTAAGTATTAAATCACCAGTTAAAGTTCCGCCAGCAGTACCTAAATACGGCTGTTCTGTTAAAGCACCACCTTCTATCGTGTAAATTTTGTTCTGGTCTGTCGCATAACATATTTCGCCTTCCGCTAAATCGAGAATGCTAGTACTTAAATTGGCGTAACTCCCGCGTGCGATACGAACGGGAGTGCGAGTAGCAGGCGTTGGCATTAGTTAAAACTTCCCCCGTCAAGAGCAATGTTTGTGCTCACTATACTAGACCCATTAGCAAAATTACCTCCATCTACAACGCCAACAGGAGGCGTAATCCAGCTCAGGGTGCCGCTGCCGTTGGTGCTTAAAACTTGAGCGCTAGTGCCGTCGGCTCCTGGCAAGGTCCACACCACATCAGCCGCAACAGCTGCAGGTGCTTGGAAGCCAACGTAATTGGTGCCGTTTGCAGTCGCTTCGCGGAACCGGGCGTCAGCCTGATTGTCTAAAATTACATTGTTGGCAAAAGTGGTGTTTTGGCTGGCGTTAACGCTAATCGCTAAGACGCCGCCAGTAGTAACGCTTAAATTATCCGCCCCTGTACTAAATAATCCGGTGTTGGGATCTCCGCTAAAAAATAACCCAGGCAGCAACACTGTCCCTAGCGTGATGCCAACGGGGCCGGTAAACGTATCGCCGCTTTTTGAAATTAAATTGCCAGTAGCTGTTACACCGCCTTGCCATGCGCTGCCGTTATAAACACGCAGCTCATTGTTTGTTGTATTGAATACTAAATCGCCTTGGTCTAAACTTGTCGTGGGGTCGCTTGCCGCCACTCTGTACTGATTAGCAAAGCTATTTATAGAAGCGAGGTTTGTCGCAACGGTATTTACGTTGGCGATACTTCCGCCGACAGCATTAACATTGGCAATGTCTGTAGCGACAGTGTTAATCTCGCTGACTGGTTCGTTTAAATCATCAGCGACAGTGGTTACGTTTGCACTGTTATTAGCAACAGTAGTTATGTTTGCCGAGATGCCTGCAACGGTTGTAACCTCCGTCGCCTTTGGTACAAGTCGGTGGAAGCTATAGGTATTGAAGGTTGCAGTGGTCTCAACTAGCACCCCAAACCCAGCTGCTAGTACGGTTGTACCGCAACCAGTAATTATGACCGTGTTGCTGCCCTGACCATTGGAAATAGTTACGGTGCCAGTTGTTGGTGTGCGGCTTGTAACCATCTCTTTGATGCTTACAATCGTTCCTGCACCGTCATTAATGTCAGGGTTGGCAGCAGGGAAGCTGGTCTCATTCGTAATCGGGAAGAACCCACCTACGTCGTCAACTAAGTCAATAACCCGAGCGTCAATAGCGGCAGTCGTTGCAATAAAAGAATCGCTAGAACTCCATGGTTGACTGCTAGCTATAGTCTCAGACGTGTCTTGCCGGAAGAATCTTGCGTCTGTCGCTGACGTAGTAAAGAAGCTTGTGTCATTTGCAGTTGCGGCTGCTTGTTCCGCCGCTGTAACAACAGCAGCCCCATCCATCTTGGCAACTGTAATTGAACCATTAAGGATGTTTTCTACCTGTACAGCGTCGTCAGCCAACTTAGCGTTGGTAACTGCATCAGCAGCCAACTTGGCCGTTGTAACATTTAAATCTGTGATGTTAGCTGTTAATGCTACAAACGTATCAACATAAGATTTAGTTGCAGCATCAGTACTAAGAGTAGGGGTACCAAGCCCCGTAATCTTATTTGTGCCCATTGCCAGGGCGCCAGTCATGCTATCGCCAGCTTTGCTAACCTTTAACGCATCAGCAGTATCAACGTAAGATTTAGTTGCAGCGTCTTGGGCGCTAGTTGGATTCGCAACGTTAGTAATACGCACGCCGCCAGCAGTTAGCAAGCCGGTGGTGGGGTCAACGTTAACTGTTTGTTTTAAGGCATCGTCTAGTTCCTGCTCAATGTATAAATTCTGCAATGCCGTCGTATCCAGATCAGCTGCAACTAAAGTTGAGCCATCGGTATAATCCACCAGCACGTTGGCTAGCGGTGTAATCCGCCGCACCTCAACCCGCAGCGGAGACGCAGGCGCAGTTGCTAGTTGGACTGTTGTGTTATTAACGTACGTGTAAACAGTATCAACAAAATTAACAAAGACCTTAACGTGTTCCTTCCTGATATAGGGAAAGGTAATAGCAAACTGGGTAGTAGACCCGTTGCCCGTGTAAACCGCGGAAGAATAAGGCATTAGCGTAAGGTCTCCACAAAGCCGGACAGGGTAGCTTGCCCGTATTTTGCCCTATATTGCACGTCTTTGTTGAGACCGTCTATATAGTCTAGCTGGCGAGCAAGCGCTGGGTTCTCGTTCTCGTACAGCTGCTTGCCTCTTTGCTTAAAGCTGCTGACCACTCCATCAATTACTGTGGCTCTCGCGCTAGCGGTTTGAGAGCTAATCTCTTCCTGTGGCAGGGATTTGTAAAAGTCAGAGTTCATTGTTTCTTCTAACGCTTGGTATAAGGTCCGGCCAAATTCATCTTTGACATAAGCCGTTAGTTCAATGTATTTGTTGTATTCGCGGGGGCTAAGCCGGTTGTTCTTGCCCCAATCCTCAGCGGTAGGGCCTTTAAATTGAGCGCCTTTACCGTGTAACAGTGCCATTTCCTGCAGCACAGGGTCAATTTTGGGGCCTCTTGATGCTGGTGACCACGGCATAAACTGCATTACAGCGCCCATCCATGGGTGCTCAGGCGGTAGAAATTGATCGCCCATAATGCCTGACAGCAGAATTGGTTGGCCTGTAATCCAATTCAACCGTGCCGGCAAATCTGTTGACCAGCCAGGAATTAAATTCTTAGCTTCGCTTAAAGTCTCCTCAAACATGCGCATTGGCATACCGCCTAACCCGCCTTCCACGTCGCTTGGCTCAATAACTCGGGTGTATGGATCGCTAATACGCCGAGTTGATCTTAAAGCAGAACTAAAAGGTATTAAAGACACAGCCACGCGAGAAATATATCGTTCAAGTGGGTTGCGCTTATTTGGCCCTTGCTCCATTTGGTCCATGTTGGTTAACGTCTCATACAATTCAGTAAATCCTTGGTAATAAGTTTTGCTTAATTGGCCTGCTGCTACAGCGCCAAGCAAATCCATCGTCAAGCCAGCCCCTAGTTGTTCTCTTGCTTCTTTCGGTAACTTATTTGCCACTTCAATGTAGTCAGCAATTCCGCCAAACAAGCTGGCAAAAGGTTCGAAAGCTCTCATTGAATAGTATTCGCTATAAATTGGCATATCGTTTTCGTCTGTACCAATACGCACCCGGAAGGAATAAGGCGTCTTCCCTTCGTCCCTCCACTTCTGTTTCGCAGCAGGTTCTTGCGGGCCGCCGCCAGTGAATTGGGCCACACCTTGCGACATTGCAACAACAGCCAGCGCTATGGCTCCAGTCCCTACCGCTACATCGCCTATAGCCCTGTCGCGTGTCATGGGATCAGCTGAATTTATATCGCGCCAAAAGGTATCAACGAATAGATTTACGCCAGGTGTCATTCGTGCTGCGCTTTTTACAATATCGCCAGGAGTGCGGTTAAAGGGTTGGATTATAGAAAACACTGGGGCAAGGTTAATTAAATTCTGCCAAACCAAAGGCATAGCGCTAAATGTTCTTGCAAAGAAAGGTATTTCGTCACCGGCCATTGCGCTGCCAGGTTCAAATTCAGCCATAATATCGTCAGTAAAAGTTGCATAGCGCATGGCTGTTTGCGCATGGGGCGAAGTCATTACAGCATCAAGAATTGTACGGCCATCAACAACAATGTTTTTGGTTGCGCCATCAACAGCTGCTTGAGAATATTCTTTAGCAAAATCCCATGCTTCTTGGCTGCCTTTTGGCATTCCCATCTCTTGCGCACGGTTTAAACCAGGCTCTAGATTCCGAACATATTCAAACGATGACCCAGCTAAAGTTTTAAAATAGGTGTCTAAAGCTACTTGAGTGCGGGTTGATAAATTTAATGTTTGCCACATTCTTTTTTGCGCCATTGCCCACATTGATTTATCTTGAACATCAAGCCAAGGTGTAGTGTTGAGAGTCCATTCGCCACTGCCTTGATATTGCGGGCCAGCCCCTTGCTCAAGCATCGCCCCTTGCTCCGCATTTGCAAGAGCGTCTTGCCGTACTGCCTTGTCTAAGAAGTCAATTGTAGTGTCGTCAAGGTCATACAACCCACGCCCAGCCTTAAATGACTCCGTACCCAACCTGTAAGCTTCTGATAAGTTCTTAACATATTGGCCATATATCATCATAGATTGGCCTGCTCTATTGAAATCAAGCTGCAAGCCGGCCCCAAGAGCTTGCGACACTGGCAGTTGCACTAACCGAATAATGTTGTTTATAGCATTGCCCCACATCGTTGATCCAGAAGACAACAGTTGGGCGGCGCGATACACAACTAAACCTCTTGAACCAATGCCAACGGCTTTGTTCATCTGAGCCCAGAATCCCTTGGCAAACCCAGGGGTAACTGCCGATTGACCCATTGCCCTTGCTAGTGAATCCAGCTCCTGCATCACTTTGGGTGACGAATAATCTCCAGTTTTAATTGCTGTTTCAACTTCTGGGCTTAATGCTTTACCAATGGATTCGTCTATGGGGATACCTTCATTAGCTGTCAACCATTTTTCAATATCAGCGCCAACGTCCATGTTGCTAAATGACAAGGTTCCAGGCTGTGGCCGCTGGCCTTGCAAGCTGTAAAGCAATTGGCCGATAGGCCTAGTTATTCCTTCTAAAGCAGCAACTACTGATTTTTGCTCTGCTGCTGCTGTTAGCAATTCCGCAATTAATTGGTTCATGTCAGAGCTGTCGTCGGCTCCAGCATTTAGAAACTTATTAGCTGCAACGCCGGCTTCGTAATTACGAGCGTCGGTAAGGAGTTGCAAAGAACGTAATGCAACTAAGTTGCGCTCGTAATTGCCCAGTTCCCCGCTAAGCGGTTTCAACGCTTTAAGGATTGCTTTTGAATTGTAACCATGGGAAGCAAGCCATTTATCAGTTCTTGCAGCTGTTGTCGCGTTATTTGTTACTTGGTTACCAGTCAATTCAACCCTGCTTATTACGTCGCTAAATGCACGGTAAGCAGCGACTGCTTCTTCTGGGACTGTTGGGACGTAAGTTGTTGCACCGCTACGGCTTTCAAACCGTTGCACATTATTTTCCAATAGATCTTCAATGTCAATTTCGCCAGAGTCAACAGCTGCTTGATTAGCTGTGTATTGATCCATGAAACGGTTTGTCCATGCTTCGTCAAAAGCTGGAGGTCTAACGTTCTCTGGTGGTTCTGGCGGCAAAGGTGGCAGATCACCACCGTCACCAGGCATAGGCGGCATGTCTGCCGGATCGAGGGGAGCTGGAGGTAGATCGAGGGGAGCTGGAGGCAATGCCGCCGTTGGGATTGAGGCGGTTTGCGCAGAAGCATACGGCTGAGTGGGGACTGCCAGGAACTCGCTGTCGAAATAAGCAGGATCTTGGGCAAGGTCTTTGATGTAAGCGCGTATTGAATCTCCATGGTCGCGAATTTCTTGTAACGACAAGCCAGAATCTGCTACTACTTTTTCGTATTTTGCTGCTGATTTAGACCGTGTTTTAACATCATTGGCCAATGTGTAAGCAACTTTATCAAGCTCGCTTTCAAACTGAATTTTATAATTCCTGTCTGCAAATCCATAGTTAGGAGTCAGCTTTGCCAAGGCAGGCGGCAAAGTTAAAGCAGGAGGGCCAGCAACTGGTGGCACTGCTGCAGCTGGGAGCTCAGGGGCCCCTGGGATGTCGGCGGCTTCAGCCGCAAGCATTGCCTGGCGTTCATTAATACGACCTTCCTGGCGTTGTAAGTAGGCTTCACGGTCGCGGGTTTGTCTGCCAAGAATGCCTCCTAGCTTGTTAAGATCGGCGCCAAGGCTGTCGCTAATTGGCGTACCACGCCGTGGCCTAGGCGTTTCAGCCCCTACAACAGTTGTTGGCGATAGTGGTATTGGCGGTTCTATGCCAGCCGCGGCCACATTCCCCATTGGTTGCACTGCTGTGCGAGGTGCTACAGGCGGCGACGGTGCAATAGGCGGCAGTATGGTCTGTTGTCTAATAACAGCCGTCTCTAAATCGTTGTTAGCCGCTACCGCTACAGGTAATAACTCCGCCCTTCGCGCTTCTGTTGGTGCTCCTTGTACAGCTCTCGTTGCTCGTACAGCTTTAAAAGTACGGAATGCGACTTCAAGCCCAGTACCAAAGAGTGCTCCTTCCAGAACGTTTTTAAACCTGCCGTCTAACCCCACGTCTTTAGGGTCAGACTTTAGGTAATCAATAGCTAGATGTTTTAACGGCCCCATCTGCTCAAGCAGATCTGTTAGCCGTCCTTCGTATTGATCAAATGCAGCAAAGTCAATTACGCCACCAGTAGCTGCAGCTTTAGTAAGTGTGTTCTCTGCTATTGATTTACCAACGATTGCAGCGCCAGGAACCTTGCTAATTTGCTGGACTGCCTTAGTTGCTTTTACAGCTTGCGTTACAGCTTGCGTTGCACCTGCAACCTTGCTAGCGCCAGGCAACATAGATAAACCTTTGCCAACAAGACCTACTCCTTTTGCTACTGGAATCCAAGACAATGCAAACTGGCCAATACCAACAGCTAGGTCCTCAGCAGGGCCACTGCTTTTAGCTTTAGGCAGCGGGGGCATAATGCCCAGGAATGGTGCATCTGGCCTTTTGGCGGATGTAGGGGATGGCCTCCCTTGGATTTTGGCAATTGCTTCAGTACCAACATCGCTTAGTTCTTGAGCCGTATTACGCACGGTGCTGTAACCCATGCGTGTCAAGCCACGGGCAGCTCCAATAAGTGCACTACTTTCTTGGCCGCGGTCATTTAGATCTTTAGCAAAACTCTGCAAGCCGGTTTGTACAGCTTGGCCCAAATTGGCTAAAGGATTATTAGACGGTGCAGGAGCAGCAACAGGGGCAGGCTTTGGGGCAGGTGCCGCAATAGGCTTAGGTGCAGGCTTAGGTGCAGCCGGAGTTGCACTAGCTGTAGGAAGCACATACTCCCTAGTGACTAAACCGGTTGTTGGATCTTTGCTTTCAACGTATGGCATGGTTAGTTACCTTTCATGAATCGGACTGCTGCTTTGTAATCTACGCCTTTTGTAAGGTTAGGTAATGAGTTGCGAACTGTGGTTCCATTGCTGTCTTTCCAATCGAGGCCCCCTCTGGCTATGTTGCTTACGTTGCCGGTAAGGATTGCTGCGTAAATCTCTTGCGCTCCATGACCAGGCTTAACTCCGCGGGCTTTTAAAAATTTAACTACAGGACCAAGCATTTGCTGTTCAAATGTTTGCTTGTCGCTGTAGCCATAATCCCTCCTTTCTGTAGGGCCAAATTGGATCAAGCCTTGGTATCTATTGCCGGCGCCTCCTATGATAGTTGCTCTAAACTGACTTTCTTTATGTATTACAGCCGCAAGAGCAATAGGATCTATTCCTAACTGCCTAGCTGCTTCTCTGATAGACGCAGCTTTACCTGTCACGGAACCTGTTGGTTCAGGCAAGCTTGGGCTAGACATGGTTGGTTGAGGGGTTGGAGGTTGAATTGCTTTCCAGAGGCGTTGTGCTCGGGCCATATCAGGTGTGATCATTCCCAATCCCATGGAACCTCCTCCACTTACAGGCAACGCCAAGGAGACTTTATCTAATGCTTTTAATTTTTCCAGCACTGGGGCAGGGAGTGGTTTGCCTGGGTTGTGTTGGTCATTCTGTTGCGTAAAATATTCCAACGGTGTAACTCCTAACCGTCTAATAATCTCCTTGGTGGAGTCGTCTATTGGCTTGTTCTCCATAATGTCATCTAGTTGTTTTCCAAAAACTGGCATTGGATATAGCGGTCCTGACCGGTAATTACGTTTTACGTCTCCTGATGTTCGGTCTAATTTAGACTTTACAGTTTCAGGTGAAGCATAAGCTGGTTGTTGTGCTCTCCTTTGCGCCCTTTGCTGTTGCGGGGCAGTAGCTTTTAGGTACAAATCATTCAACTCATTACTTATGTCAGCGCCTTTAGCTTTTTGAATAAGCTCAGTGGTTTGCCTGCGGTATTCGCCGATCCGGTTGCTAATTTCAACATTTTCGGCGGGGCTAATGCCAGGCTTTTTGTCCCCATACCCAGATGTTTCATATTCTTTTTCAAGCCTTGCTCTTAAATCTTTTTCGTTTTGATTCGCAACTTTAAAGTTTGCGTTGTTAGCGGTATCCATCCTTGCGTTGGCTCTATTTGCTAAGCGGGTATAGTCTTCCTGGCTAATCTCACCGCGTTCTTGTGCCCTTGCGTATTCAGCCAAGTCTTTTGCTGGCGTTGTTGTTGTCGGGTCTCGCTGGTCATATTTTCTTGCGTTAGCTTCTTGTACAGGTTTGATAATTGTTAAAGCTTTTGAAGCGTACCCGTCCGCCAACGTTGCTAAATATGAGCTTAATTGCTCTGGGTTATTTCTAAAACGTTGTTCAGCATTCTTTCTTAAAAACGCAATTGAATCTATTATTTGGCCAGCAGTTTCCATTGGAGCTGCCTTTAGGTCATTAACAGCGGCGTCTTTCCCAATGGTTGCTGCGGTTCTGTCAGCGTCTGCTCTATCAGCATTTACGCCTTTATTAATAAGCCGAGCCAATTCAACTTGTGCGACTTCAGGCGACATGCCAAGTTGCGTAATAAGCGGTTCTCCGTTTGGCCCTGCTGGTGTTAAATGCAGAGCTTTAATTAAATTGCCAGTAAGGTTTTCTAATATCTGAACGCGGCCAGGCCTATCACTTGCTATAGCTACAGCAATTTCAGCAAGCTTAGGAATTAATGTCGCTTTTACAGTTTGGTATTGGCCAGGGGTGCCCCCCCCTGATTGAAACGCACTGAGGCTTGCGCCAAATTTTGACGCAAAAGTTTCAGGACTAATTGTGCCTGACGCTAGTTCTGTTACGCTGCCACCCAACCCAACATTAAATCCATTTATTTGTTTCTCGTCAGAGTATTTAGCATTGCGTGCGATTTGATCGCTATTGACCGAACCCATAAGTGCTTGGTATTGAGCTTGATTCTCAAAGAAAGCCTTAGGCGTTATATTCGCAGGTACAACTAAGCTCCGGTGCCATTCAATAAGTGCTGGGTCATTAGCAGCTACAGTCTCTAGGATCCGGCCGTCAGGCAATTTTTTTGTGTATGCAATTATTTGTTTAGCTTCTGCCATCCTTTGCTTAAAGTTTGAGTCGCCTAATTGCTCATTAAAATATCGCTGACGTCTTGGATCTAATGTTTTCAATAAATTTAGTTCGGCCACTCTTGCTGGATCTACTGCCGCATTCTTTTCTGCTGCAGCCAGCGCCTCTTTATAGCTGTTGTAACCCAATCCAGAGAATTGCGCGGCAGCTTGCTTGCCTTCATCAGCTGCTTTCTTTTCCTGTTGTTGCGTTACTTCTTGATATGTACGGCCAACCTGTTGCAAATTTTGGTTGAATGACGATAACGCTTCAGCAAGATTAGCTAGGTCTTGGTTTGGCTTAGGTTGTGCTGGCAACCTAGTTTGCGCTGGTAACTCAGGTAAATTTATAAGCCCAGGCAGTTCAGGCAGTCGCGGCAGGTTTGGCAAGCTTGGCAAACTTGGGAGGTTTGGCGCACCTTGCATCTCAGTCGGCCTTGGCAATGCCGGCGCCCGAGGCAAGTCAGGTAATGCAGCCATCTGAGGTGCCTTTGGCGGGCCGCCCAGAGTCGGTGCTCCAATTGTCTGGAACGTATCTACCGGTTTTGCTTGGGCTCTAAGAGTAGGCGTTGCTATTGCTTCTTGCGCTAAAGCACCGGCACTAGCTACTTGGGCAAGACCACCAATTAAACGTTGCGCGGTTTCAGAACCTGGAATGGTGCCATAGTTTTGACCGGTACTAAGTTTTGCCATTATCGAGACTGCTTATAAACAGACGCAGCAGTTGAAACCAATTCACCAGCACCTGCCAATATGTACGGTGTAGCGCTTGGTTCCGCTTGTTTTTGTCCTTTTATTGGAGCTGATATTGGGCTTGGGGCCATGGGAGTCATCGCTCGCAAAGGTTTAATTGGCGCCATGCCCTGGATGGGCTTGAGTGGATCTAACGCTAGTATCGGCGGTAACGGCTCAATTGCTAGTATTGGCTTCATTGGATTTAACGCTGTTATTGGTTTCATCGGATCAAGGATAGGCTGCCTGATATAAGCTTGCTGGCTAGCAATCCTGGAACCTCTAGTAGCAGCAGCTCCTCGCTTCTCTTCTTGTATTTGAGCTGTTGCAAACGCCAAGTTGCGGTTGGTCACGAAATCAAATTGCGCTTGCTGGCGTTCGTAATTAGCAATCAAGCTTTCAATAGAATTCCCAACTCGGCCAGCAGCTCTTACGGAACCGCTAGCTTCCATCGCTTGTATGTTCGCTTGCTGCCTTTGTTGTGCCGCAACTTCTTGCTCTTGCATCAATCTTAGATTCAATGCCCCCACTTCGTTAGCGTAAGCGCTATCAGCAATCAACCTTGTCTGTTGTATTAGTGCTTCTTGCTGATTAAACCGTAAATCTTCGTAGCTTTGTGCAGTTGCGGCCTGCATTTGCTGGTATTGATAACCTTGTTGAGCAGCAAAATTAGCGTACTCTGTCTCTTCTTTTTCCTGAAAGTATTGTTGTTCGGCTTGGGCGTTAGCAAACTTTGTATTCTGCTGAGTTTGAAAATACTGTTGTTTAATTTGGCTGTTAACATACCCCGTGTTCTGTTGCGCCTGGAAGTAATCTTGATCTGCTCTGGCATTAGCGTAAGCAGTGTCTTGCTGTGCTTGGAAATACTGCCGATCTGCTTGTGCGTTGGCATAAGCTTCTTCTTGCTGTGCCTGAAAATACCGCCGTTGCGCTTGGCGGTTAGCTGCATCAACATCTAACTGCGTCTGGAAGTAATCCATGTCAGCTTGGGCATTAGCAAAAGCGACATTGCTTTTTGCCTGCTGGTACGAGCTGGCCTGGCCGGCAATGTTAAGCCCCCCCCCAACGACGGTGCTTGTAATACCAACGCTGACTGGATCACACATGGTTCACCTTGCAAAACTCCAAAAATAAACGACCTTCTACTCCCCAGTCTGGCCGTTTTGCAATAAAGGTAAACCCCATCCATTCAACCCAGCGACGGTGCACAACATTACGAGCGTCCATGTAATTCCACAGCACGTCGTATTCACGGTGCATAGCATTTACCCAAGACCTACAACCTCTTAGAAACCGCATACGGTTAGTCGTATTTTCCACCAACGCATCAGTACCCAGCAACCATATTTGGCCTACCCGGCTATTGAATTCGTCTGGCACGACCCCGCCCATTGCTAATGGTTCCCCTCTATTTGACACCATTGTGATGCATGGTTTGCCTTTCATGTAGCTATGCAGCAAACCAACCCGTGGTTCAAGCCCGCTATTGGCTTTTACCTCAGCAACATCAGCCGCTCTCATTCGGCCTGCTATCCAAGCAATATCAGTTACAACTGTGGGCCTAAGAGGTGGGGTCATAGTCGTTGTGATCTGGTGTGATAAAACCCTTCCCATTCGGCCGACTGAAAACGGCAAGGCAATGGGCTGCTGCTTGCCAATTGAATGACGGCGCTTATGTTCTCGGTCATTACCGGCACTCTAAACCTACCGGTAGCAACGCCAGGCGAACCAAGCAACGAGTTATCGCCAGGCACTATTGCGTTGTAAGGGTAAGTGTTAGTGTCCCGCCCCTTTGGCGTGATCTTTATTTCAAACGCTGAGGTGGTATCAAATATCATGGTCCATGTCCGCAACTGCAATTTAGGCCCTGCTGCAATTGCAATGCCCCCGCCAGGTGGTTGCTCCTTTATGTACTGGGTGCTGAACTCGTACAGAAGATCGTACAGCTCACCAACAAAAAACTTAGCTGCAGTCAAATCGCCTCTTACTACCAAGGTGCCATTACCGCCTGTCCCACCTGCCAGTGTCTGGCTAATAGGGATCAACACTTGGCCATGCTGGATTGTATTGTTTGCAAAGAAGCGCCCTACAACCGCCATTGAGCTAGTGTTATTAATTGGATACGGCAAAGTGATAGTTGATTGAACATCAAGGCCGGCAGGGTTTGTTAGCGCTACGGTGCAACTAGCTTCTGTTGTCTTACGATCTAGCAAGATCTCAATGTTAGTGCCAGCATCAACTGTTTCTGGGCGCAGTGAGACACGTTCCAGATAAACGCCGTCGGCATATTGAACGCTTAGGAACAAATCACTGTCAAGGATGTCAGCGCCAATTATTTCTTTAACGCCTTCCATTTCCCAATACGACCATGCTGACTGTAGCTTAGAGTCGTCCTGGAAGAAGAACTTATATAGGTACACTCGCCTTGGTTGAGTCTTGCTAAGCAGCACTAAACCTTCTTCTGATACAGTCGCGGTCATAGCACATATATTGTTTGGAATATAACGGGGGATAGCAGACGTAACCTCTTCCGACACAGGGGCAGGGCCGCTGCTATCTGGCAGGAAAAACTCCCTTACGCCAGTGTTATCACCTTTGGGTACAGCAAAGAAAATAGTGCGACCTAAAGCTATAGGGTCAACTGAATCAAGCATTTCAAAAGTAGTAAGAGCCGAAATACTGGCTGTCCTAGGTGTTAAAGCTGCAGCAACGTTGCCAGTGTCCAGCCGGAATTGGCTGTGACGGCTAAATAATAACAACGAGTTAGCAAAAGCCAGGCTGCTAACAAGGAAATTGATTTCTTGGCCGCCTGTTGCAATATCAATGGGGTCGCTGTCAACAACAGTTTGCACTGTCTCCGGCCAAAAGCGGTCGTAAGAATCAGTAGCAGACAGGATTACGTTTTCGTCAGCTAGAAATGCTAAGCGATTCCTAAATAACTGTATGTTTTGAATTTTGCTGCCAACAAAACTTGGGTCAGGGGCAGTATCTACGTCACCAGCTACCCGGCCTGACCAGGGGAAAGCTTCAAAGGTAAATGTATCGTTAGCATTGCGTATTAACACATGCGGCATTGTTGTCCCATCAAACAAATACGGGATGTTTGGCGCTACTGTTTCGCGCCAAATGCCATGGCCAAACCCGCTGCCTGTATTGGTTTCAAACTTCACATAATAATTATCTAAGCCAGTGGATTGGCTACCTAAGATCTCTACAGTAAATCCATGTTCAGCAATAGTAGGTAGGTCTGACAATGTGTCGACTGTTCCTTTAATTGCTATTGTCATCTGGCCGCTACGGGTATCTTTAGAACTAAGTGTGTACGCCCCGCCGTCTACCTTGGTAATGCGAACAATGTAATCAGTACTTGTCACCGTAAAGTTGCCTGCGCCTAAAGCCGCCTGCAACGAAGCCGCGAGGTTAGCGGCAATTGTTACGTTACTTGGGGCATTACCACCTGAGTTCTGAGTTGTGTCTGTAACCGTAGTTGCGTTAACAGTGATGGAATATGTTGTTGCGTAATCAGCTGTCTTAATAAACACCATACTCTTGGTGCCCCAGTCAGTTGATAACGTTCCTGCCATAATTGCGGTCTTTTCGCGATTAACAATAAACGTATAGTCGGCAATTGACGCTACCCTAAAAGCTGAACTTGGCTCTCCCGCGACAGTAAGGTAATTAAAGTTAGTGGTAGCGGTGACGGTCTTGACAGAACCATCTAATCCAAATACTTTTAAGGCACCGCTTTGAATGAATACTAAGTATTTAATTGTGCCGTCACGATCAACAATATGAGTAAAAGGCCTAGCTGCGCCGGCATTGCCGCTAATAATTTTGGCAAGGTTGTAGCAAGGTGGTCGTTTCTTTAATCCTTCAACTGGGCTTGGCATACAGTTAACGACTTCTTCTGCTTGAGAAGCAAGACGCAAAGCCGCTGGTTGCTGGCTTACCCCGTTAATCAGGTTAGGAATTGAGCTACTGACCAGTGGCATGATTACTGACGGCGAAGGGCGGCTGCAGGCATATACGTCATTATGACTCCACTGTGGTTGGGATTACCACTAAGCATACTGTGGTCATTCACGACAGTTTCTTCGTCTAGAAATAACGCTTTCGCTTCCGCTTCAACAGTTAGGTTTATCCTGCTCAGATCAGCACTGCCAAGGATTGCTTCCTGCAATTGACGGCCAGCCTTAGCAGTTATGTATTGTCTTGCGTACTCTGGCAACTCTTCCCATTCCAGGATAAATGTGATGTCAGCGTATAAATCTTCGGTAAACGCATAGGTATTGTTATGCCTGTCGTATAGGGTCCCTCCACGTTGAGCAACGTCAATTTGGGGGTAACGCAATCTATCAATTACAACTCGGCTAACGTTAGGGCCCAGAGCAATTTGATTTGTCGTTACATTACGTTGCAGTAATTTCTCCCTGTCAGTATTAAATGACCATCCTTCTGATTGCAACCTGCGGCTTACATCGTTCAACGTGTCTTGAGCTTGCAGGGCCAACCCGTATTGGCCGTTAAGGCTATTGACTGGGGCTTCCCCCATCATTTGCAGCACCCGGTTGACGGCTTCTAAAAAGCTAGACCTAGCTAATGCCATGGAGTACCTCTAAAAAAAATGGGAGCTGTAATGCCCCCATTGTGCCGTAAGTTTGATTGATTAGGTGTCAGCTTACATCTGTGTGGATTTCAATAGCGCAATCAGGACGCAAGATCCCGGTGCCTAATGCCATGGAAGCAACCATGAACGTACCTTGCCATAAGGCATGAACGTCACCACCAGTGGTTTCCATCTTCAGATCCATCAACTTAACGGTGCCTGCGCACATAGGGTTCCATACCAACGCTACTGACTTGGTGTAGTCAGCATCGTATGCGTTGTTCTCACCACTTGCTGCACTGCGGTTAGTGGTAGGCAAATGGTTGGACTTGATAATGTCAATGCCAGCCACCTTAAGAACGGTGCCGTCGGCATAAGCGCCTTGGCCGCCCCAATCGCGGTTAATAACAGTGGTCTCTTGTACTAACTTGTAGTACTCAGCTGGGGCTAGACAACAGTAACGCTCACCTTCAGGCAAGTTGTTCTCATCCATCTTCTGTGCTGCTGCAAATAATGCAGTAGCCAGTTGGGCGCCAGTGATTGCAGCTTTAGAAGTAGCAACAATCTTGATCCGGGTGCCGCCGGGGAGATCAGTGTTGAAGTTGGTGGCGGTACGTGCGGCTTTAGCAATTACAGCAGCTACGTTTTTGTCGTAGGTGTAAGCAAGTGCATTACCCATCTCAGCTGAGAACTGAGAACGCACGTCATAGTGGTTCTTAGCTTCATCAATGTCAGGCAGGAACACAGAGCTGATCAGCTTGTCGTCAATGTTGACGGTGGCTTCAGCAACTTTCTGTTGGTTGCCAATGATTTGGTTGCCAGGTGTGTGGTAACTGGCAGAGTTCAAACCAATAATGGGGAACTGTGCAGTTTTGCCAGAGCTAATAGTGCGAACTTTGTGAAGGGCTTCAAATACTGTGGACTTACGGAAGGCAGTCAGGACTTCACCAGCCCAGACTTTCAGGAACATAGCGTTGTCGCCAGCAAAACTGCCGCCGCCAGCGTTATTAACTAGACCTAAGCGTGTTGCGTCAAAATTTGGTGCAGCCATTGTTTTTTTCCAAGAGTTGTTGGGTTAGGTTTCCCCGACCTTGAACTCCTCATCCACTGGGGGTGTCCGTCGCAACGGGCCGTCGTATCAGTGAGTGGGTCTAGGTGCGCAAACTATAGTGCAAAAGAAAGGCCCTGGTAACCCAGGGCCATAAATTAAAAGACGTTAGATCTGCTTAGTTTGGCTTGTACTTTCTTCCTAAATGCAGGGTCTGACTTGTATTTAGGATCGCCCATTGCCTCAACAACTTGTGCTGTTGACTCGTATACATCCCCATCAGTACTAGGTTTACGGCCGCCGTACAGTCTGGGCTCACGACCAGCCGAGCCAGTATATCTGGCGTAGATGCCAGCGACAGCAAGCTTAATTGCTGACAGCGGTTGGGTGTTAACAATGTTGTCGTAAGCGTCAATTTCGTCTTTGCTTAGGTTGGTGGCAGCCCATTCAACCATCGCGTTGTACTCTTTCTCTCCACCAACAACAGCCTTTACATCATTGACTTGCTGCATATTCATTTGAGAATCAGCAGCAGCCTTGTAATTCAAGCCAGCCAGGTAAGCATCAACCATTTCGGTTGAGAAACCAGCTTCATTTAGCTGCGCATAATCTTCCTTGGCTAGCTCCCCTGACTCCTGCCAGCGGCTATTCATGTCAGAGAAATCAATCTCCGCTTCTTCCAACCTGCTGCCAATTAGATCGCCATAGATCTCTTTTGCTCCACGTTTATCAGGTTGTGCTTCGCCTTCTGGCTCAGCTTCTTCTGTATCACTGGGCTCTTCTACGTTTTGTTCGTTGCGGTTTTTGCTGAATTGAGACTGCAGCTCCTTGTACGCTTTCTCTAATTCGTCAACAGATTTGTACTTGCCAGCGAGAAGGCTCTCCTCTTCGCCGGTATCTTCTTGCTGGTCTGCTTCAAGGAAAGCTATGTTGTCAGCTGATAGAGCTGGGGACTCTTCCGTTTTAATCGTTACGGGTTCAGGCATGGTGGTGGTAGCGATGGTTAGTTAATGGTGATTTGTTGGGGGTTGTCGTAAGTGACAACAGGTGCAGGTAAAGGCGCGACCCAAGGGGCCCTTACAAAAGCAGGGTTAGCTTCAGTAATTACGATCTCATCCGAGGGGGGGTGGGGTTCCACCGGGAAGTTCTTGGCCAGGAGGGACACCTCCTGGTAATTGTTGCTGGCTTGCGATGTCGGGGAGTCGGTTAGGGACTCCTTGCTCACTGAACTGCGGGCCATAAGGTGCTCCATCTTGTGTGTAGTTTTTGACTAAGTTGCCTAATGCAGAAGACTTCAAGCCTTGGCTCAAAGTGTTCATCTGCTGTTGCTGTTGCATCTGTTCATTAGCCGCTGCGGCTTCGCTTTCAAGTTGATCTTTCGTCTTAACCAAATTGGTAGTGTCGATAGATTCACTGTTGGCTAAACGCCTCAACGCTTCGTCTACATTAATGTACTTCTGCAATACTTCTGGACCTAATGCTTGGCCAATAGTAGTTAAGAAGTCTACCAATTTGTTTCTGTCGTCACCACGCCCAATGGCTTCAAGGCCGGTAACAGGTTTAGGGTTAACTAAAGCTTTACCTCCTTCGCCTTTGGGGAAAGCCGGTAGCTTGCGTTGTTTGCGCATGACGTGCATTAAGCGACGCACTAACGGCAGTTGCAACTCTTGGGTCAGGATTGAATACAAGCCACCAATACCAGCTTCTAACTCTTGGCTCATGTACCTGATCTCTTGCGCTGTTACCCGTTCACCTGGCCGTTGGATGGCAGTGTTAAGGAGGAACGCAAACTGCAGACGGCCTTCTATCCGCTCAATAATGCTGGTCGCAATAGATAAGTCTTGCGCTTTTTCACTTTGGATAACAGTTACGTCAGCAGCATTACCTTGAATGATTGCACCGTTAGGGGCATTAGCTAAGGTCCGTGGCCGCGTAGTGCCGTTAGGGTTTACAAGAAATAAAATCTTGGCCGCGGCTGCGCTACCTTCAAGCACTGCTTGGTATAACGATTCAAGAGCCAACAAATCGCCGTAATATTCTTCAACGTAACCACGGCCGTATTCTTCCCCGTCTACACGGTTAAACCGCAGTGGTATCCATGGTGATACGTCTGCGTCACACATGCCGTGAGTATCAGGGATCTCCTTGCCATAAGCTTCCTGATACCAATGCACCTTGCCTTCTTCGTATTCAACGTGCGTATAAAGTTTGCAAGTTTTTTGAGTTGCGTACCCTTCCTTGTCAGAATCGTCCTGACTTTTTACTTCGTCTAAAAACCCTTCAGGCAATACTTCAGGGTAAACTTCTTCTTCTACTACAATCTCACTGACGTTCCCCATTGGGTCACGGCTTAACGCATAACGGTTGAGGTGTATTACGCGAAAGCCATCTTCCGCTACGTATAGCAGCACGTTGCCGCCAACCAATAAATGTTTAAATGCTTCATGCATAGATGCCCGGCCATTGGCCGTCTCCATCGCTGACATGATTGCGTGCTCTACATTGACTAACGCACTATCAAATTCTGCCTTAATTTGTGGCCCATTTTCTGTAGAGCGTAGGACAAGATCGTCAATCTCCAGCTTAAAA